GCACCTCCTCAAGCAGCTGGATGATGAGATTCAGTGGCTGAGTGAAAAGGCTCGGTTCACAGGATTCGTCATCAACAAGAGGATCCAGGTGCTCAATATTCCACTTGAGGAGATTAAGAACCAACTTCGAGCTGAAAACTTCAAGGAGGATATCTGGACGAAGCTCCTTGATATCAAAACGTATCAGTACACGCGCGAAGAGGTTGTCAAACTGAAAGACTTGTGCACTGCAAAGATTGCAGAACGCGAAAAGGTCAAGGCGACACCCGTGGCTCAGATGTGGAAGAATAATCTACACGACTTGTAGAGAGAATGTCAAAGGCATTCGATAATATGCTCAAATTAGAACGGAGAGTCCAAACGAAGACTATAGACTTTTACCAAGATAGGTTTCGTGTCCGTCAAGGAAACTCTTTTCCGTCGACACTCTCGGTAAGTGGTGCACCCCTCCCAGAGCCTGGCGCCCCACAGCCAGCCTCGCTCCCCCCCGCGGAACAAGCTCCCATTATTCTTTCACCCGTAGACGTGAGTGGTTTTTATAAAGTAACTGGTCCTCAAGAGGTGACATTTTATGCCACGACAAACGTGCTTACATCGACACAGGTGAGTGCTGGCTGGTCCGCCGTTGGTATTACGGGAATATTGGGACAGATCCAAGTCACTGGGTACAGTAACACACTTGGAATTCTTGATAACTCTAAATCCTACCTTTGGTCATTTACTATACAATCTGACATGGACCAGTCTGTTGAAGGTGTCCAGTACGCAACAGGCGCAATCCTTTATCCACCAGGTCAGGTTCAGTTCGTTTCTCAGAAGATAAGCGCCTCCCTGTATGGGTACTATATAGTAAATAACGGGGTTATTAATTTTATTTTTTCAGTCCCCCCTCCTCGGGGAACTGGTAAGGGGTGGATCGTAGAAAACCTTCCAGGGATTAAACCACCCTTGAGAGTCACATCTTATGGTCAGAATATACCGACATACCAGACGACAGCTATCGGGTACGCAACTAATATTACAAACTCTGAAAACATTGCAATTCTTGAGACTGTCGATGGTAGCCCCCCACCTACTATAAATGTTCCTGTATATGTTCAGGGTTCTCCTGCCATTATTCACGAGGCTTATTACAGTACCGCATTCATTCCAGGATATTTCACGACAAACACATACGACCCCAAGGCGGTTGTAATTTTGAATCAAAATATAAAAACAGGAAACTCCGCTCCTCTCAGAGACTTGAACACGGGTACGGCGTGGAATCCCCCACCTGTTCAGCTGTATATCGATAAGAAAGACCGAGGGTTTTCTCAGGGGTCTGTGCTTGCTTTATCAGCAATAGGTCCTCAGGATACGTACCTGTTGAGTAATGACTATGCGAATTCTCAATTTTCATCCCTTTTCAAACAATACACAAACTTTGTGATGTTTCAGCGAGTCACGCCATTTCCACCACCCAACCCATCGTACCAAGGAAATACCCTTCAAATAGAGTTGCGCCCGACAGAGTTGGGTCATCTACTTTCGAACATGTATCTTCACGTGAAGATGCCAGCCATGAAGGGATACGTCTACTCTGAACACATAGGAAGAGCGCTCATCAAACAAATAGATCTCCTGGTCAATGAAACAGTCATCGAGACTTTGTACGACGATTGGTACATTATTCGCGATCAACTTTTCTTGGACGCCGATGAACAGAATGGCGTGTTTGCAGCAATTGATGCACAGTCTAATATATCTGCACCCATAATCGGAACTGGAGGTACCCTAAATTCAAATGCCTCATCAAACACGATCCACACCTTTACGACGAATGGCACGTTCACAATCAACACAGCCTCTCAAGTGAATCTCCTCGTGGTGGGTGGTGGCGGTGCTGGTTCGAACGGTCTTTATACAACTACAAACTCTTCGAATATTTATTATAGTCCTGCAACTTCCACAACTCTTACGGTTCCTCTTTCGTCCATGTTAGGCGCCGCAGTTGGGTCAAACACGGCAATCACTTCAATCCTATGGTCTGCAGCACCCACCTGGTCAAATATCGCTTCAGTTTCTGCATCTGGTGTGATTATGAATCTAGGCACCGCCCCTACATGGGCTTCATACGCTACAGGGTCTTCCACGATCACAGTCGGAAGTAATGTGTTTACAGGAACTACAGTAACTCTTTCAGGAATTAACCCAACCACGACCGGCGCGATAACCGTTTCACCAGCCGCTTCAGCGGCGCTCGTAGGTTTACCAGCCACATTCGTTTCACAAAATGTACAATTTAGTGGTACGGTTTCGGCTGCCAACTCGTCTACCATTACAATCAACCCTGTGACCGGAATTCAATGGATTATTCTACCTTCTGGTCTAAACGTGACTATTTACAATGCAATGGGAGGCGGCGGTGGAGGGGTCGTAAATCAGTCTGTGTTTTTGCTTCCTGGGACGTATTCAGTGAATGTTGGAACTGGAGGAACTCAGGCAAGTCCAAATGGGACATCGTCTAGTTTCAATGGGTACATAGCCACGGGAGGGTACGGAGGTGCATACGGCGGAGCGAGCGGGACTGCCTACACGTCAAACTCCCAGTTTATGTATGTGAGCAACACAGCCTTTGCATCCGGCGGTGGCGCGGGTGGTAATGCAAACGTAACAACAGGTACGGGAACTTCCGCATTCACGAATGCAGGCACTTTAGGATCCGGTGGAGTGGGATCTTTATTCAGTAACGCGGTTTATCCGTACTCGGCGTCTTACTTTGGAGGTGGTGGTGGGGGCGCCTCGAACACTGCAATCACAGGAACTCTCGTAACTCCCGGCGGTTCGGGCGGTGGTGGCGCCGGTTCGAGTAACGTGACCGGATTCTCTGTGCAGAACACAGCTGCGGTGAATGGAACCGTGTATACGGGAGGCGGAGGCGGTGGCGCGTTCGGGACAACTCCCGGAAATGGCGGTTCGGGTGCCGTGATCGTCTGGTATTCCGCAACTGCAAACGTCATCCCGAGCTCTGATATCATCACGCCTCTCGAATTCTTCTTCTGTCGCAGACACTCTGCGAACAACAAGGCGCGCGAGCGACTCCGGCGCCCGTACTTTCCCTTGTGTGCCATGTGGAATCAGCGTCTCTACGTGCGCTTCACCTTTCAGCCAAATACGTGGTGGTGTAATGCACCGGTCGGGAGCAGAATGGATATTTACTCACCAGATACAACAAATCTGCCGACCCTCATCACAGAGGAAATTCTTCTCAATGACGACGAGCGTTTGTACTACATGAATACCCCATTAAAATACCTCGTGCCTAAAGTTCAAAAAGAGTCGACCCTGTCCTTCTCGGGTAACAACCCCACACTCGAGTTGACTGCCAATTTCCCCGTTCAAACCTTGGCATGGTTTTTTAGAAATAAGAATTATGAGAATGTGAGTGACGGTCGCTACTCCGATTCACGGTACAGCTACGGATACACGACTCAGTATATCGCAACTGGTATACAACTTCAATTCCCTTCGGGAAACTCCAATTTCGTGGACGTGATTAGCACAGCAAAGATTACCCTGAACAACGTAGACATTCTCAGTACTTTCCAGGGGTCTCTTTATTACTCGTTTAAACAGCCTCTTGAACACGGTCTGAGTATACCTTCTAAAAATATCTATACGTACTCATTTGGGCTCACTCCAAAAGAGTACAATCAGGGTGGATATCTCAATTTTTCAAAATTAAATTCACAAACAACTAATCTTTCACTCACATTCAAACCTGCATATACAGCGCAAATTACACAGGGATACAATCTGTACCTATTCTACTATGGGTACAATCTTCTTCAATTTCAGGGCGGTTTCGCAACAACTCCTTTTCAGTAAGGAGATATGAGATGATTCCGTTTGTGATTGTCCACCTAATAAAATTGAGCTGCGCCACAGTTGTGGTCAGACCCTTGAATTCGATACGTTCCGTTCGACAAAATGGGTCGAAAAGTTTTTTACTGTACCCATCAAGGCTGGACTTGTATGCCACGTGTACAGTAAACATCTTACCGTTTGGGGCTGTATAAGTCACCTGCTTCGTCTTTGAGTAATTCGTCACAAACCACTCGAGTTTACGAAGAGAAATTCCCTTGCGATGCTCCAAAATATCAAACAGTTGATCGTGATTTTTTGGGTCATCGAAAAAACGTTCGAGACTCGTCAGCAAAAGTGCAGACTTGTTCATTAATCTAATTAGTTTCTAAAGCCTTAAGTGTTCAAGTCCGAAGGACTTATTCCTGCGAAGCTTCGACGGAAAAGTCTTTCAGACTTACTAACTTTCCCAAGGAGCTTTCACGCGTTCAATTTGTTTCATGACGGGTGGAGGAACCTGACTCTGGTGAAACCCACAGTACCCATTCTCCTTTGGCTGTTTCATACAGCGCTTCTTACTCTTGAGAATACCTTTACAGAATGTACACTCCATCTTGGCAGAGTCTTTCATGAGTTGCTCAACTGGAATATCATAAGTCTTTGAAACAAACTCGAGGGCGCTGACGAGTCTCAAATTAACTCGGCGAGA